CTGGTAGCTTTTCTAACTTTACTTATTTTTTTAATATTGGAGCTGGCGGTCCTGGTAACTCTGAAGGATCTGGCGGACAAGGAAGTGATTCTGTTTTTGATTCCTCAACAGCAAAGGGTGGAGGAATGGGGCCAAATTATTACTCAACATGGCCATTAGTTGGTGGTTCAGGCGGTGGAGGAATTGGTAATAGTGGATATAATACTGGAAGTAATGGAACATCTGGTCAAGGAAACAAAGGCGGAAATGCAAATGTTCCAAATGGTCAATCCTATACGGTTTATGATTATGTAGGATCAGGTGGAGGTGGAGGAGCAGGAGCAGTTGGATCAAATAACTCTGGAGCATATAATGCTAACGGAGGAAATGGTGGAAATGGAACAAACGCATACTCTTCTTGGGCATCTGTTACTTCAACTGGTGTTGACGGTTATTATGCAGGTGGAGGTGGAGGTGGAGCTACTTATGGATCAGTAGATGGCACGGTTGGGGCTAACGGAACTGCTGGAACAGGAGGATTGGGCGGAGGAGGCAATGGTGGAAAGTCTGCTGTTGGAAAAACAGGATACGCAGTAGCAACAGCTGGAGTAGCCAATACTGGCGGAGGAGGCGGTGCAGGTGGAGGATGGTATGAAGTTGTTGGTGGAAGCGGTCAGGGTGGCGGTGGTTCTGGAAAAAATGGCGGATCAGGATTAATTATAATTAGATATCTTAAATCAGCAGTAGGTGGATAATGTCATATAGATCAACAATTTTATCAGACTATCCAATTGGATATTATCCTTTAGATGATTTAACTACAGTAGATGTTGCAGACTACACATCCCTTGAAAGTTCATATGCTACATATCAAGCAATTTTAGACGACCCCCTTCTTGCATCTTATGCAAACATATATGGAGATGTTGCATACGATCATTCTGGGTGTGAGAATGATAGCGTTTATGCGGTGGATCCAGAAACAAATATTCTTCCTATAGTTGTAGGAAATTCAAGATCAACTAAAATAACTAATGGTAATTCAATACAGTATTCTTTTACAAAAGATTATACTGCTACTACAACTACCAGCCAATTTGGAACATCAACCTCATCAGATAATGACTTTACATTAGAGGCATGGTTTTATCCAAAATTTACAACAACTAATGAGACACCTATTTTGGCGGATACATCAGAAGATGTAGGTTTATTCTATGATAAGGGAAACATAACATTTAAAGTAAATTCAGAAGTTTTATCACATACCCTTTTAAATGTTGACAAGGTTCATTACATTGTTGCAACATATAGCCCAACATCAATGTATATTTACGTGGATGCACAATTAGTATCAACAAGAGTTTTAAGTGGCTTTGCATTTAGCAATACTTCGCTTGCTATTCAAACTGGGCCAACATTAGATGCAAATGATTATTTTTTAATAAATAGCGTAGGCGTTTATAGATATGCTTTATCTTTTTCTCAGATCCAAAATCATTATTTAGAGGCATCTCAAATGGCCCCAATTCAAATTGTAGATCCAGATAGCGGAGAACTATTTGACCTATACGATGAAAATATTTCTACTCAGTTTATTTATTCTTATCCTGGAAATAAAAGCTGGGAGTATTTTATTACAGATGATTTATACTACAGCGATTCAGAGCAATCTTTAGCAATTAAAAAATCAACAGGATCAAAGACTGTAATTTTGACAGACTATATATCTTTACCATATGCTTCAGTTTTAGATTCTTCAAAAATAGAATGGAACGGAACAGATGGAATAACAGTAGAAGTCTCAGTAGATGGCGCAACATACCAGGCTTGCCAAAATGGACAGAAGATCCCACAATTTACTATTGCAAGTTTTAATGGCAACAAGCAAATCTATTTAAAGATAACTATGTCAACAACAGATAGCAGCAAATACCTGCCTAAATTATCCACTCTTCAAATTAAATTCTATAATAATCAAATTGCATATGCTTCAAATAGTTCAAGTTATATTTCTACATTAGAGGGTCTTGCTGGAGTCTCAGTATATGATATAACAATTGGAAATGACAAGCATCCAATTCTTTCAAGAAATGCTAAAAATGGAATAAGAACTATTGCAAGCTCTGGGTTTTATATTAATACAACCTCCTCAATTAAAACATTAGAATTTTTCTATACCCCGTATGCATTGACAGTTAGCGGATTTATCTCAACAGCATCTAGCGGATCCTATGCTGCCTCAAACTATTCATGGTCAGGCGGCGGAACTGTAAGTAAAACTAATATAGCTGCTATCTATGTAAATGGCGTAAATAAGGCATCAGAGACAAGTGTCTCAAATGTATTTAAATTAGGCGAGTTACACCATGTTGTAATTGTTTTCACTAGCGCAGTTAGCGGACAAATAAAGCTTTCACATTCTTCCTCTGGCGCAGTACCTGCATTATTCCAGAGCTTCGGGTTATATGCAGGAGCATTTACCGCAACAGATGTTTCAACACACTATGGCCTATATCTATATAATAACGTTTCTACGGTAGCCGACGATAATTCTCCGTCTATGACCGTGACAGAAAACTCTGTAGACTACTATGATAATGACTGGATTGTAATCCAAAACACATAATTTTGTCACATAGCCTGACAAAAAGCTGGACTTTGATACCAAAGAATGGTAAAATAAAATACTATGGAGATTAAAAAGGTCAATCAGACAGTAATTGAGGAAACCACGCTTGGAATCTATGTTTGGGAAATGCCAGACGGAAGATGGATCGGCGATGATGAGGGCAATTACTTATCGATAGCATCACATAAAGGCAATAAGGCAAATATGGCGGCGCTTGCATCAGAGGTTTCATCCTTTGGAATTGACGTTGGTCAGCCTAAATTTTTATCCAATAGACGTAAGATTGATGACGAACAGTTTGAATATCAGAAGGCAAGGCTTGATCAAGGATTAATTCCTGACCCATTTGATATTGGAAATTACAAAGATGAGCTAGCGGCTTATAATAAAAAGAATCCAACAATAGGTGGACCAGGGAGATAATCATGGAGTTTATTCAAGATAACGATTTAGAGTCAACAGACAGAATTCAAATTTCTTCTGCCTCTGATTTATTTCAACTAAAGAAAGAAAAAGATCATTCAGATCCCTTTATGATTGAAGAGGATGACTTAAGAAAAATATCTGGATTAAGTTCTACTTTCCGCCGTAAGATGGGAAGAGAGTTCTCTAAAGCATTTGCAGGCAGAGAAGGAACTGGAACACAGCAAAACCTATTACAGCAGGCGGTTACTGGCTATGCAATGTTCGACCTTGTGGAGCCACCATATAACCAAGAATACCTTTCAAGAATTTATGAAATTTCAACTTATAACTACGCAGCAATTAATGCGAAGGTGGCAAACATTGTTGGACTAGGCTATGATTTTTCTGAGACAAGAAAAACCAACGACGCATTTGATTCTATTACAGACGACAAGCAATTAGAAAGAGCCCGCAGAAAGCTTAATAAATTAAAGCAAGACTTACAACTGTGGCTTGATTCAACAAACGATGAAGATACTTTTACACAAACACTTATTAAGGTTTACACAGACTTAGAAGCAACTGGCAACGGCTACCTTGAAATCAGCAGAACAACTTCAGGCAACATCGGATACATTGGGCACATACCAGCAAAGACAATGAGAGTACGTAGATTAAGAGACGGCTTTATTCAATTGCTTTACGGCAAGGCTGTTTACTTTAGAAACTTCGGAGACGTAGATACCGAGAGCCCAATCGCAGGCGGAGAAGACAGACCAAACGAAGTTATTCATTTAAAGAAATATACTCCAACAAATAACTATTATGGAATCCCAGACATTATTGCAGCCCAGAACGCATTGGCTGGAAATGAATTTGCTGGTAAATATAACCTAGACTACTTTGAAAATAAGGCGGTCCCAAGATATATTATTACAGTAAAGGGAGCAAAGCTATCCCCAGAATCAGAAAGAAAATTGCTTGAATTTTTCCAGGTAGGCCTAAGAGGAAAGAATCACAGATCTCTATATATTCCTCTTCCAGCAGATAGCCCAGACTCAAAGGTTGAATTTAAGATGGAACCAATTGAGGCGGGCACACAAGAATCTTCATTTAATCTTTACCGCAAGGCAAATAGAGATGAAATTCTTTTGGCTCACCGTGTACCAATTAATAAAATTGGAACCCCAGAGGGTGTAAATTTAGCGGTGGCAAGAGATGCTGATAAGACATTTAAAGAGCAAGTTTGTCGTCCAGCACAAATGACATTAGAGAAGAAATTAAATAAAATTATTGAAGAAAAAACAGATGCTCTTTCTCTTAAATTCAATGAATTAACTCTTACAGATGAGGATACTCAATCTAAGATTGATGAAAGATATTTAAGAATGCAGGTAATTACTCCAAATGAAGTCCGTATTAGAAAGGGA